CCAGTTACACCACAAGACGCTATGCAAATCTTGCGTAACTATGTAGGTAACTTACAAGGCGTGTTGGCTGGGCGTGTAATTCAAATTGCACCTAATGTGTTTCAAGGCACTGCAACCACTAACACTAAAAAAGTAGAGGAGCGTGTATCTTCAAAATTACCAACAGAAGAACCTGAAGGTAACCGTGTTGCAACGCCTGAAGCAGAAAAAGAAACGCCTCCGCTTGCGGGCGCTAAGTTAGATGAAGCTATTAAAGCTGCTAATGTTGCTAATAAAACCCGTACTGTTACTACAGAAGGTAACGTTACGACTGTAACGTCTAAATTAAAGAAAGCTATTAGTTTTATTGTTGCTGCACCGTTGAAATTTGTTAAAGGCTACAAACCTACTAAGACTCCTTCGGCTGAGAATTTTTTAAATCAAACTAGCTATTATGGCGAAGGTGCGCCTAGTGACATAAATCAAGCCATAACTATGGCTGCGCATGATTCGGCTGCGGATGCAATAGATTCTTTGGATGATAAAAAAGGATTAGCGCCAGCATTACGTGCTATTGCAGGAAAAGGTGTACCAATCAATCGCCCTGATCAACTTATGTCAATGGATAAGTTGGTTGAGCTTTATAAAAAATTTGTAAATAAAAGAAATGGTTTTGCAAATATTGGTGGTGACGGACGCACTAAAGCCGCAGCTAACCGTCAAGCTTTTATAGAGTCGTTAACCCCTGAGCAACGTGCTAAGTACGATGCTGCTTATGAAAAAGCTTTTGTTCAAGCTGTTAAAGATGATATTTATGTAAGGGATACAACTGAGTCAGACAAACGTAAAGGGATAGTAGCAGCAACTAAAGAAGCACAGTTAGCAAGGCGTCGCGCTAAGTATAAAGAACGTTTGATTGCTGACATGCAAGAGCAAGTTGAAGAGGCTAAAGAAACTGATCAAGAAAGAGATGAAAAGACAACAAAAGCTTTTGAAGAAGCTGAACAAGCAGCTCTTGAAGCCCGTGAAAAACCATTATTAGATTCAGAAGCTAAATTAGATCGCGAAGAAGAAAAACAAGAAGTTGCTGAAACTAAATCAGAAGAAGATAAGCGCCTTGAGTCTGCTATTAATGGGGGCGAGGGCGTTAAAGGCGTACTGCAAATTCTTGCAGACTATAGTTATTCTACAGACAAACCGCACACTGCTAGAAACGTAGGTGTGTTTGCAAAAAGTTTGTTAAACCTTTTAAAGCAAACTGGTTTTCTTGACCAAGTTAAATTAACAATCTCATTTGGTAAAGTAGAAGGTACAAATGATGGTAAGTTTAATCCAGTTAACAGCCGTGCAACGTTGCAAGGCGTTAAAGGTGTATACACAGGTGAACGTGATTTAGGCGAGACTGTGTTGCATGAAATCATGCATTATTTTCTTGACCATGTGTTTGATAACCCAGACGCATACATTAAAAGTTTGCCCGTAGAAAAACAAGCAGAAGCTCAGGCTGCTATTAACCGCATTAGACAGAATTGGGCGCGAGCAAGAACATTTTTACCCAACAGTTTTCAGCCTAGTATTTCAACTCTTAAAGAGTTTGTTGCTGAAGTTATGTCTAATTCAAAACTTCAATCCGCACTCATAGCTCTTGATGCTAATACGGGTAGTGACAAGACGTACGCACCTAAAGATAATTTCTTTACACGGTTTGTTAAAAATATAGCGGCTGCAATGGGTATTAAACCTAAAGATGTTGCAGTTAACTATAAAGAATTAATTGAAGATATTACTAGAGTTATATCGTTACCGAGCAAAGGTATTCGTGGTAACGAAGTATCGTACTCAGCACAAAAAAATAAAAAAACTCAGCAAACAAAGAAAGCGCCAACCCCATTACGGACTGGTGCAATTGGTATTGGTGAAAAAGATCAGATTAGCAACGAAGAATATCTATCAACCGAAGAAGTTGTTGGGCGTGATAAAGGTTTTTGGAGAAAGTTGTTTACAACTCAAAAAGGTTGGGAGAACATTGCTAGGGTTTTTCAAAATGACCGTTACCCAATTAAATCGTGGGAACGTAAATTGGCGCTTGCTGAAGCACTTGTAGAAGATTTATCTAAAAAGTTTAACAACATTTACACTCAGATAGTATTGTCATCTGGTCGCGCTAAAGATTTGTACGAGCGTCACGTAGCGGGTCCTGCGCAAGCTTTAGACATGGCAATTAATAATTTTGCTAAAGCTACAGGGCTTGATTTAAAAGCTGCTCTTGCACAACTACATATGATTGTTGAAGCAATTCATGAAAAAGAACGGCGTGAAGCTAAGTACATAATGCTTGTGCCATTAGATAGTACGTCTAGAGTTGTTAACTCAAAAGGTAAGTTAATTTCTCCTGCTGCTCGCAGACAAGAAATACTTGGCGAGCATGACAATAATAAAAGAGGTGAACTAGATGACCCAAACTTAACGCTTGCACAAGCACGGCAGTTACGTACTGAGCTTAACTTTCTTACAGATAAAAAGAATGGGTACGTAATAGAAACTGGGTATAGCCCTGCAGGTCTTAAAATAGCTAAAGACGAAGGTGGGCGTTTAAATACTGATATAGATAACCGTGCATATAACGTGGTGGGTATTGATCCTGACACCGCCGATGCACGACGCGCTGAAATTGCAAATAGTGAATTTAAAGCAGAAATTGATGAGGTATCCGCTGCGCTTAAAGGTTTGCATGATGCAACTAAAATGCTTGATATTCAGTCAAACTATTGGTCTAAGCCTGTTAGTAACCGTGTGGCGTTCTACGGGTTTAAAAACTATATTCCGTTGAAAGGTAAGAAAGGTGAAAAGACCACTACCATTGATGAGATGTTGGACTTTACAAGCGCCCGCATGGGAAGTGAAGTTGACAAGCCACAAGGCGCATTTGGTGGTCGTGAAAGTATAGCTACAGACCCATTGCTGCAAAGTATGTCTGATGCAACACGCTCTGCTCTTCGTGCCGGGCGTAAGAACATTACGCAGTCAATTATTAATGCTATTGACCAAGGGTGGCTCAGTGGTATAGCTACGTACGACAAAAAGCCTATTCCTTTTGAGCAACGATTCAACATAAAATCTGATGAAAACACTATTTTTCATTACTCCGAAAATGGTGAAATTACTGTTATTAAATTTATCGGTAAAGATAAGAGCATTTTAAATTCTATTCGCCGCACTTATAAAGCAGTTAACCCATTGGTTGATATTGCAAACGACATTACAAGTTTGATTGGTCAGTTTCACACACGGTACAACTACGCGTTTGGACCAATGAACTTCGTGCGAGATATTCTTACCAATGCCTTTACGATGGGTGTGGACCTTGGGCCAACTAAGTCATTAGCTTTTATAGCTGATGTTTCTACAAAAGTAGCCAATGGTGGATTATTTAAAGCAATGCAGTTTATTGCTATGTACAACCGTGGTGATTTTAAAAGTATTGATAACCTAGCTAAACAAGACCCGTTTGTGCAAGACATGCTCGACTTCTACACAGAGGGCGGTATGGTGACATACATTGATGGTATTGCTATTAAGTCTAATTTTGCGGCTCTGCAAAAAGAGATTGGGCGCAACGGTGTTTTAAAAACAAAAGAACAGGTAGATAAGTTTGTTGATATTTGGACAAACATGTTTGAGCTTGCAAGTCGCGCAGCCGCCTATGGTGTTGCAAAACGCAGCTTTACAAAACCCAACATGACTAAGTCCGAATTAGAGGCAGTTAAAACTAAAGCTGCTGCGTATGCCAAGAACTTAGCTAACTTTGAACAGGTTGGTCAGATCGGTAAGACAATGGGTGCGTTCTATATGTTCTTTAGACCTGCTGCAACGGGTGCTGTTCGTGCAATTGAGGCAGTTGTGCCAGCCTTCCGCTCAGTAGAATCTGCGCTAAAAAGTATGCCTCAGTCTGTCCAGCTCGGTATAACGCCAGAAGCTAAAGTGCAGCGTGAGGCGTTTATTAAAAACTACAAGCAGCAGCAGCATAATGCACGGATTATGACAAGCGCATTGTTTGGCGTAGGTGTTATGGCTTATTGGATGTCTTCAATGATGTCACCTGACGATGAGTTGGGGCGCAACAAAGTTAAGTCAGACAATATGCAGCAGTGGTCGCGCTATGCACGGTTCCACTTACCTGATGGGTTAGGGTTGGGCAAAGATGTTGTGTTTCAAATCCCTTGGGGCTTTGGGCTTGGCGCGTTTGCGGCTGCTGGAGCGCAGATGGCGGCTGTGGCGTTTGGCAAGAGTACTATCGCTGATGCAGCGGCTAACATCGCACTGCAGATTTCTCTTGACTCGTTTGTACCAATCCCTGTGTCTAAGATGAACCCTATCGAAGACCCACTTAACTTTGCGTTGGATTCGATTGCGCCAAGCACTGTAAGGCCCATATTAGAGTTTGCGTTAAATAAGAATGGTCTAGGCCAAAACATTTATAACGACTCTAATCGTCGTATTGGTGATGCGTATGTGGGTGGAGATAACATTCCTCAAGTCTACAAAGACCTGTCACGCACAATCGCACAACAGACTAAAGGGTTGATAGACTGGAGTCCAAACAGTATGTACTTTTTGGCTAATAGTTACGTTGATGGTCTATCGCGTATTTTTGAAACAGGCTATGGCTTGACTGATTTGGCGCAAGGTAGAAAAGAGTTTAATGCTAAGGCTGATCTGCCGTTGGCTAACTCTTTTTTTGGTACGCGCTCTAACGTAGACTCAAGAGAGTTCTCTTCTGTTGAGAAACAAATCTTGGCTAAAGAGCAACGGATAAATATGTTTAAGGGCGATCCGCAAGCGATGATGAAGTATCACTCAGAGTACCCAATGGATGAGGCAATAGTTAAGCATTTCAACACTATGGTCAATGGTGAACTCAAACGTCTGCGTACTGAAGCAAAGAGTTTTCGTTTGATGGAAGGTATCTCTCCTAAAGAACGTGAAGCAATGGTTAAAATGCTTACCCTCCAGCAAAACTTAATCAAACACAACATCATTGAGACGTTTAAGGCGTACGACATTAAACCCTAAGATACGCGCCAAGACCTGACACCAAGGTGACCATCTTTACTTGCAACAAAAGATTTCATCTTGATGCCAGCCTTCTTAGAGCCGCTGTCTATCATGTAAATTAATTCAGCGGGGCGTAAGGTGGGGATAAAAAAACTATCCCCGACCCCCATGTGATCCATAGGGAACAACCACTCTGGTTCAAGAATCTTATCGGGTGTCATTCGTCTTTACTGAACAGACCATCAATCTCTTCGGGATTAAAGTGATAGCACCACACGTTGCCACCACCGCCGCTACCCTTCCAGCCTTTGTTCAACCGACTACGTACAGAGCCAATTAAGCGTGGCTTTTTAGTATCCCCACCAATGTAAACTTGCTTCATCTCACGTTCAAAGTTTGATGAGCTTACTTGCAACTCAGCAAGGTACTTCTTAAAGTGAGTGACTGACACCTGCAAGATACCTTCCTCAATATCAAAACGTGCTGCTAGTTCGTTGCGTGGTGCGCTCTTAACCGTGTCGCCCTCTAGCACAAGGATGTTTGGTATGTTGAGGTTAATGTACTCGTTTAAGATTGATGGGTAGTCAGTTGTGTGCTTGGGGGCTACGTTGTCACGGATGTTGATCATCTCATGCAACACTTTGTTGTATACACGTTCAAGATTGACATCAATGATGCCAGCCTCTTTGGCTATCTGACCACCAGCAAAAGTTACACTAACTAAGTTTTGATAGAACCGTTGTTCAGGTTGATCACCAAAGTCTATGATAAATCTTTCTAACCATTTATTTACGTACTCGTAAACTTTGCCATCACCGATTTCGTATAACTTTTGGACATACATTGTGCCAGCATGACCATAGTTGTATTTTAATGAGTCAAATATTTCCCTTCCAAGGTTACCTGCTCCTACTAAACAGGCTATCTTTTTTACTTCAAACTCAACTAAACGTGCTGCTTCACCGACAGGAGTCTTCTTCCATGCTACCAACTTGGCATACATCGGGTGGTTAGCAGTCATAAAGTTAATTAAAGACGCTGATAATTCAAACTCACGTTCAGCGTTAACAGACCCCTGCATCTTAATCTTGGCTTTACCGTTTGATACTTTGTGTACCAGCAATGCAATTGACTCAGCTTTCTTGTCACCAACCTCATCAACGCCAAGCATAATATTATGCAGTGCAAGATACCTACCTGTCATACCGTTGTCGGTTGCATCAAACACACTTAGGTCTAATGGATTACCGAAGATACTAAGTCCTGCATACATTGCGCCAGTCTTTGCTGAACCTGACGGGCCTGTGAAGCATACGGATATACCTGCTGTAGATGTATATTCCATGAGAGGTGAACCAAACCCGCACAGCAGTCCAAAAATCTGCATATCAAACTGCCCATCGGGTCGTTCTAGTTGATCCATACACCAACGCCACTTAGTATATGTACCTGCGGGAACTAAACTTTTTGCCACGACACGTATTAAAGGTGACACAGCGGAGTCTACTAACTTACCATCTTCGTTTATTTCTTTATCGCCTAATACAAATGCTCGCTTTAACGGAGTTATATCGTCACGGTTAGGTTTCTCTGTCCAACCAAGTTGGGTGCGTATCTGGTCTGCCTTGTATACATTTATCATATATTGATACCATTTGTTAATATAGTTGTGGAGCCTTTGTGATTCTTTGGGTTCACAAGGGACGCCTTGAAATACCACCATTTTTCTTAAATCTTCAGACGATTGTGCGACTGGGACTAAGAATTCTCTTGCAGGATCGTTTGGCAACTCTAGACGCATCAGCAAACACTCACCGTCTATCTTGCCATACACCCTACGAATAGGCCAAAAATCATGCGCCAAGAACAGTACAGGATCAGGTTGTGTTTTCTTCTTTGTTTCTTTATCGTATGTTGGAGATGGTACGTAATAGATGCCACCATTCTCGCCACGCACAAACGGTCTTAGAAATCCCGGAAGTTCTTGAAGCTTTTTGGTATTCGGTTTCTCCCAAACTGTGTCCTCCTTATGCGTGGCTGCTGCTGGTATAAACTCTCTTCCAAGCTCAATCGGTCCTGTGATTCGTCCTCTGTGAATACATCCTTCGCAGAGACTTGGCTCATCTCGCGCAAACCCTTCGCATGTTCGGATAGAATCAAAAGACTTGGCTTTTGTAATTGTTTTTTCAGGCGTGTAGTCACGGTGTCCCTCAGATATAAGTTGAATTGCTTCTTCACCATCTTCGCATCGTATGGCAACTGCCAACGCCCCAGTCCATGATGAGTATGGTGGGTTCTGCGGATTATTTGCGACCTCTGCAATTTGTTTGCAGCCTTCGCCTTCAAGACTTTTGATAACAATGGTTCTAAAGTTGTACTTAAAGTTATCAAGCTTCTTAAACGCTATGGTGTCTTCGTCTAAACCTTTTGGTATTGACGCAAGAATATCCTTGACTGGCACAACCTCTTCGCTACTACCAAAAAACTCTTTGAACGAAAAGAAAGAATACGTATGTAATTCAGTACTGATTAACCCAGTAGTTGATGGCGGGTCTGTCTTGTAGTTAAGCGAGTCTGCATAGCGCATGATCCGCGCCATGTCTGCCATTACTGCGGGGTCACAGAACAACTTGGGAGTGCAATACTCTTTAAATAATTGAGCAACAGGCAGATACTCTTCGGCTGGTACATCCTCATCAAACAGCCAGTACGCATGAACCCCACGCCCTGAACTAACGCGCACAGGCTCAGGTAACCCACTCTCTGCAATGAACGCATCAAGTGCAACAAGTGCAGCGTCAGCATCAACGTAACCTTTGTTCTCCGCCGCCTTGTCTGCTCCTACATCTAGATCAATAAACAACGATCTACAGAACACAGCGTCTTTTGCCTTCCTACTAAACTCACCAAACGTACTTACTGCTATAAATATGTTTTGTTTTCTATTCTTGAAATCCTCAACTAAATCAAATATTTCGTCAAACGTCTCTGTAAACTTATTCCTTGTTGCCCCTGATGCCGGATCAATGCCGGTAACACAGTAGACGCCCTGTGTTGGCAACGCCTTCTCATAAAATTGTTTTATCATTTCTTGAGTAGAGTCTAAAAAAGCGTGATTGCTCACGCTTTGGTGTGGGGGTTAGGGGGCATGACACCCCCTATTTTTATTGCAATTTTTGACCAATCATATCCTCAATGTATTTTTTAGCTGCTAGAGTATTACGTGCAGGCAAGACACCATCTTTCATGTCTTTCTCCACAAGGTCAATAAACACCTCGACAATATGCTCGTTCTTCTCACGAATAGGTCTGCCACGGAACCAACTATACAATGACATGCGAGAAACATTTAACGCAACCGCTACGTACTTGGCTGGTAAGTTTGCTTTGACGCAGGACTTTGCAAGGGTAACCCCGATCCTTCTAGGATTACCTTTGTGCATTGCAATTAAAAACTTCTCGCTGTATGTCCGTGGCATTCCTGCTCCTTATTTCTTAGACCATTTCTTCATTACATCAACAACGTTCTTCTCAGCATCACCGCTTGCGGCTGGCTTTGATTCACGCTTGATAGGCTCTGCTTCTTTTACAACTGTCTCAAACCCACCATCGTCAGTAGTGCCAGCATCGGCTTGAAAGACACTCATCTTAATAGCTGCTTCGGCAGCGGGACTCTTAGCTTGCTGCGCAATGATCTGCAATACATCATCAGGTGTTGCGCTGTCAGGAGAGAACACAACCTTCGGCGTAGGTGACTTTGTATCAAACGCCATGCGGGTGATAACACGCCCCGCACTGACGTTGTTAGCTGCCAAGTGCTGAATGTAAGGTCGGAAAGGGCGACGACCATTATCTTCTTTACCAAACGCTGAAGTGGCAGGCAACACCAACTGCATCACATCCCCTGCGGGATCATTAGGCAACACAACAGCAGTGCGCCATGACAGTCGGCACTTAGTACCCATACCGCTATCGCCTGAACCCTTAACGCTGTACTGACACTCATTACAAGACTTAGCTGCGGGAGTCCGTACATCTGCATCAGGTGTCTCAGAGTCGCTTGACCAACAAGCGGGGCTAACCTTCTCGCCTTCCTTGTAGCCTTGCATGTACAACTGACGCGATGCCTTGTGTGCCATCTTAACGAAGATGACGTTCATAAAGCGGTCTTCAATCGTACCAACTTCTTTACCGCCTGCATACTTACGAAACACGCCACCCTTAATAGAGATGCGTTTAATACCACCACGCCCCGCGCCACCTGCAACGGCAAGGGTATCTTCATCAAGCCCGTCTACGGTGAGTGATGTGTTTTGGGACAGCAATGTGATTAGATCGTTACTCATTTATTTTCCTTTGACTGAATTTAACTATTTAGATGTAGGCTTACGTACCGTGATGCCAAACTCGCGCATCACATTTACGCCGGGGGGTAGACCATCGTCTTTATGTTCCGACATAAATTCTTTGAAGTTGCCTTGGTGTATACGACGCTCAAATAAATCAATCGCCTGATGCTCCAAAATAAACTTCTTAAAGTTGTCCCAATCGTTGCAGTAAAAACGCTCGTTCATCTTGCGGATAACTGTCCCGTTTTGGGTCTTAATACTGTCTGCATTAGTGTCGTTACAGATTGAAAGCATCGACTGCTCTAGGACTAACAACTCTTCCTTTAACACCTTGTCTTTGGTTTCATACTCGTTAAGTATCTTTTCACGTTCTGATCTAATTGTCAAGTATATTTGTACTAATTCTTCAAGATTCATCTTCATTTCCGATAGTTTGTTTGTATAGATCAACCAGCTTCTCATGCGAATCAACTTTGCCTTGAAGCATCTCATACATCTTGCGTTCCACTTCCGACCCCTGTAGGTGTACGACAGTCATACTGTTTACTTGACCCACTCGGTCTATTCGGGCAACGCATTGTAGGTATGTTTCTACGCTCATCACGGGCGACCAAAATACTACGGTGTTCGCAGCAGTTAGTGTTACGCCATGCGAGGCAGCTTGTGGTTGAATAACTAAGACTCTTGGTAACTCTGCGGTTTGAAACCTATTGATGATTTCGGCCCGCTCTCTTGCTGATACATCTCCGTTGATTATTTCATTGCTGACTCCTTGCTCTGTTAGATACCGGGCCACTACCACTATCGTATGTCGGTTGGGTACAAAAACGATGACCTTGTGTTCAGTCTCATCAAGTACCTCCGACAATGTGTTTAGGCGTGGGCTTACATCAAACTCAATTACATCGTGCTTATCGGTGTATACAGCACCACCTGATATTTGTAACAACTTACTTAACTTCGCAGCAGCATTGACTGCACTGATCTCTTCGCCTGCTGCCTCAACTAACAACTGACTCTTTAGAACTCTGTAATACTTGTTCGCCTGTGCGGTAAGCGGAACTAAGCGGGTTTGATACATAACTTCAGGCAAGTCCAAACACTCCGCTTTGGTGAACCGGATAGCAGGTTGCAACGCATCGTATACAGATTGCTTAGAGGTTGGTTTAGCAACCCAACTGAACCTAGACACAGGGTGCATCACCTTATCGCGCCAAGCTGTAAAGAACTTCGGTACGTTGGCAGGTGCTACAAGTCGTGCAAGACCAAACGCATCAAGCGGAGACTGCGAAGCAGGAGTGCCAGTCAGCATCCATAGTCTTGTGTTCGGAGTTAAAAGTTTTGCTAGAGTTTTCCAACGTCGAGTCGTAGCTGTTTTATAAGCGTTAGCTTCATCAACCACAATTAGGTCGAACCCTAACTTGAGTATCTCGTCTTGGACAATGCCAACACCATCGTAATTGATGATGACAAACTCGTACGCACCGCTAATTATTTTCTTACGTTTCTTTGCATCGCCATAGGCAACTGCAACGCTCCTGTGCATAGCGGTCTTAAATATATCGGCTTGCCATGCTGAATACATAATTGATAGAGGGCAGATCACCAACACACGTTTGATTAACTTCTGTGTCATTAGATAGTCAGCAGCCCAAATCACAGAGGAGGTCTTGCCTGTGCCTGCCTCGTTAAAGCAGAACGCACGTTCGCGCAGCGTCAAAAACGCTGCGGTTGTAATCTGATGTTTGAACGGAGTGAAGAGGCCCGGAAACTTATAGTCTCGCGTGATTGGAGAAGGTATTTGGTCATGGTCATATATCTTTGTGAGGGTCTGCATCTCTTCAAGACCCCAATGTACAAGCAAATCAGCATGATCATCATTGGAATACAGTATCTCGCTCTTACCTATATTACGCATTGCTGCGTGTGCTGACTCTATATCTAAAACTAATCTTACCGCACTGTTATCGACTATTTTCACAATTATCCTTAGTTGTAAATTACCCCTTACGGGGGTAAGTCGGTTGAGCCTAACATGCCGGAGAAGTCGGAAAACTTTTTAAGCACCGCCCAACTGACATGGTTAAAGGGTCAAGCAAACTTCCAAAGCCACCCCCCGCTGCACACTCATGCCTAACCGCAGCGTATTATTTTTTACGTTCTTTCTTACTAACTTCTGAAATCAAATTACCTTTTGAGTCGCGCTTAAACGAACGATTCTTTGCGACACTTTCGATCCGTAATCCATTCTTGTTAGAGCCACCTTTGTCGAGTGCTTTAACGTGCGCAACATCCTTACCTTCACGCGCATCGGCTTTACCGTTGCCATTACCGTCAGGCATATCTTTATCTAACTTGCGCCGACCACGTTGGCGCTCCATGCGACGATCATTCTCACCTCTAGCCTTCTGCTGTTGATATTCTTTATCGTATGGGCGGGGCTTATTAACGTAGGGCATTATCTTTCCTTATGGAAGTCGCAGGTTCGCACCGGACACCATCCACACAAGGGTGTAGGGTTAGGCATCCACGCATCATTTTCGTACGACATTGACATCCGCGCAAGGTCACCATTAAAGCTATTCCAGAGTTCTTTAATCTGGCTACGCTTGTATTCTTCATCTATAAAAGAATCATGAGCCACGAATAACAACCCAGCTTTGATATAGTTAACATCAGGGAAATGAGCAAACGCCATGAGCGCCATAAGCTTTAATTGTTTTACATCAGGGTACTTGTTGCTGCCTGTCTTGTAGTCAACGATGTAGGCGGTATCATCACAAACAATTAGCAAGTCTGCAATGCCCCGCACCCACCGATCTTTGCCGTTGTACTCACAGGCGTCACCAACATTGTTAAGTGCCATCTTATGTTCAGGGTAACGATCCCCTTCAATGGCTAACAGAATGTCTAGCATCCCCGCAAACCGCTTGTAGTTTTCAGCAAGTGGCGTACCGTCTTTTACATAATGCTCAAGGGCTTTATGGACTTCATTGCCGTAAGTCATCTCAGGCGTCATACGTTTAAAGAAGCGTTTTAGTACTTTAATTTCCTGATATTGCTTGGGGCAGTTAACGTATTCCTTTAACGATGAAAACGACCATGTGAATTCCATATCTGCCCTTTGAAAAGTTTATCTGTACATATTACACAGAAATTGTGCGCTCGGCAATACATTCTGCAACTATATTTAACACTCGCCGTATGAATCTCCATACTTGGCTTCACAAGCTACGGGTAAACCCTCAGCCCACTCGGGCGCGGTAGACATAATTTTGGTAATAAACCCAATCGCTTCTTGGAGTTCCCCCACTGGCACAACACATACAGCCGCATCGTGTACCGTGAGGACTACCTTGTACTTTTTTTGAATCTCCAACATCTGCTGCCCGACGATGATCCTCGCCAACGCCTGCACAACGTTCTCGACTACTGTGCCGCCCCATAGGTGTACCGTTCCTTTGCGTGATGTATAGGCGTATTTAGGCGTACCCGTTTCACTTACATCCTTTAAATCAGGGTAGCGTATGTACAGCCCGTTGGGTAAGCATATACCTTCTTTGTTTACCCGCAAGCATTTGTGCTTGCCGTACCATACCTCCTTAGACTTCTCGTCATTCCAATCTGCTATCTTAGTGAGCATCTTGTCACCATCACGCCACAGCTTAATAATCTCGTCGTTATCTTGGCGGTATAGGTCAACAATTTCAATACACTTGGCTTCACTAAGCTCTACACCCGGTGGAGTGGTCTTCAAAGTGTGTTGTAGTTTTAACGCTCCTGTTCCGTAGCCCAAACCCAAGATGCAAGTCTTACCCACAAATCTTTCAACAGGATTAGCCTTAGTTATTGGTTCGGGGTAGTCCTTATAAATCTTAGTTGCAAACACAGAGTACACATCTTCACCGTTGGCAAATGATGTAACTAAATCTTCCTGCCCTGCCAACCATGCAAGCACTCGCGCCTCAATCTGCGAGGAGTCACAGTTAACCAACACATGACCATAGGGCGCGATGATAGCGTTCTTGAGCGTTTTCTTTTTCTTGTCACGGCTTGGCAAGTTCTGAAAATTGACCTTGTCCATGCCTGACCAACGACCCGTATGTGCGCCGTAGTATTTGAGTGGGATGGGTAGCCGGCCCTTGTTACGCGCACCAACGCCTATGAATCTCTCTATCCTTGACTCTTCTATGGTGGATTTGGTCCCGAGCCTTACTGCGCACAACTGCTGAATGAACGGGTCTTCATGTTCGGTCAACGATATAAAGCCCTCATCGTTTTTTGCAAGTGCGAACGTCTCCTTGCCTGTGGTCTTACTTATCTTGGTAGGTGCTTCAGCGCCATGCTCTTTTAATAATTCAGCGAACTGATTATTACTTGCTAACTTTTTGCGCACCTCTTCTTCGGTCTCACAGTTTAATTTCTCCATCAACGTGCCAAGCATAGCCAGCTTCTCTTGTTTAACCTCGCTCAGGCGGTCTTCAAGCATTGCGTCATCAACCTCAAGGATAGGGTCAATAAACATCCGCAACGTCATGTCGATCAGCGAAAACTCTTCGGGGGGATAATTAGATGCCAGTTCCCTAAATAGTGCTTTAGTGAGGTCAACGTCATTCTTGCAGTACTCGCCATACTGCGCCAAGCTTTCAGGCGTGAAGTCTTTGCGCTTCTTGCCCTTGGCATCTTCTACCTCAGTACCCTTCGCACCCAACTCATAGCGTTCAGTAAGAGCCTTGAGAGACCCACCCGCATCTACCCCATGTATGGATCGCGCCATGCACAGGGTATCGAAATAGAAGGCAGGTCTGATATTAAACTTCCACGCTAAGATGGATGCGTCAAACAGGGTGTTGTGGCAAAGCAAGGCGCTCTCAGCCCAATCAAACTGCATCAGGAATACCTTTGTTTCCTCACGGCTGCCTGAGAACCAGACGGCTGGCGCATCATCAACCTTCACGCCTACGCCGATTACTTCAAACTTTGTTTTGTTAACGTACTCTTCAGTAGTTAATTTACTCAGCGTGTAGTCTTGGGCGTAGTACGTCTCAAAGTCTAGTGTGATGAAACTCATTTACGACCCATTCTTTTAGCTATCTGACTAAGTAAATTGCCTTCTGCACTAGCTTTCTGTAATGACGGGACACTATATAGCGAGTTATTATCGTCGGTCTGTGTACTCACTCGGAGTGGTTGCTGCCCCATCCCTTGGTACGGATTATTTTGGTACGGGTCTATCCGACCCTGCATACGTATCTTGCTGTTCATTAGAGGATTTATGTCATTGTGCGACACACTATTCAGCGAGACACCATCGTCATCTGCACCCGCTAGTTTCTTCATCACCACCTCGGTGAATTGTTCTTGCAGTAGTGCGTTACGGGCGGCTTTGTATGCGTTTTGATCTTCCTCTGTGAGGTAGTCCCAGTAATCAACAATGACTGCTTCCCATTTACCTCTCCCTCTAGTAGTCATGGCTGCCCAATCTTCGGGGTTAGTCTTCATGCGCTCAATTAGTATCTGTATGCCTGTGTTCATTCTTCAATCCTCATTGCGTTTACAAAGTCTTGATGTTTGTACTGTTCCGCAAAGGTTTTCATCAACCCTGCCTGAAGTACTTCCTTAGTGTTTTTCATACTCATGGCTAACTGCTCTGTGTACTTAGCGCTAGACACGCTCTCAGTATCAGCAACACCCGCGAGTTCCTTCATCACCATCTCTGTAAAGTCATCACGCTGTTTATTTTTATAATACTCCTCTATACCTTTTATAGCTTTTTGCCACGCTTCTGCCTCATCATCAGTCATGTATTGTTTAAAAACTTCAATCTCCTCAACCCAAATTCTACTGAACTCATTGTTATGAGGAATAAATTCTTCAGGGTGAGTCTTGGTACGTGCAATAAGTATTGCTAATCCTGTGTTCATTTAACACCTCCCTGTACCAAAGTGTAGCTATCGGTCTCTACGTCATACGCTTTGTTGTATTGAACACCTTTCATTTTTAATTCGCCTTCAAGTATCTTCAGTGCTTCTTGAGTCATATGCTTCGTGGTCAGTATCTTTGTGGGTTTTGAGCCAAACCCCTTTGTTTTAGCTGTCATAGCTTCATCAATGTCACTCATAGCACCGGAACTTGCCAAACGTTTCATCACGGCTTCGTTAAACATCGTGCGTTTAGCCTCAGTCATCGCTGCGGTTAGTGCGTCTTTTTCTTCTACGGTCATGCAGAGGCAAAATTCTTTTATTACGTCATCCCACTTGCCGTAGTCGCTTGAATAACCATTAGCAAATTCTTCGGGATGGGTCTTGGTTCTTTCGATTAGGATTGCTACTGCTGATAACACGGCATTCTCCAATTAACTTGTCAGGGGTAGGTGAGATGCTAAATAAGCATTTCGTACAGGCAAAAAAGGGGGCGCAACGCGCCACCCTAGTACTGATTACTTCTTGAGATTATCTATTTCACGATTCAAATACCACTGAGCTTTCTCAAGGTCTTTCAACTTGTCTCCCTTGTGACCGCTGCGTGTGACGTACTTGACCACGTTGCCAAGGTGATAGTTCAACTCTTTCGCTTCGATAAAGTCGATGGTCTCAATGCCCCCTGTGGTGTAATGCGGAGGGCTGTTCACCATGTCATCAAGGCTTCTAGGTGTGAATGAGATAGGTGTTGCTACCTTGAACGTGAGAGGAGGTTCACCCCGCGCTCTTGCTAGAGAATCTTTTAAACCAACCTCATCTACAGTAAGAGGTTTTACTTTAGCCCTAGTTTTTGGCTTGTTTTTGTAATCGCTACAGATTCTATAGACATAGCTTTTTGACATACCTGTCTTTCTGATAATCGCGGCAGGTGTATTACCTTGCTTCCACATCTCAATGATCTGTTCGGTTTTGCTATTGCGTTTCATTTTACTTCTCCTGTTTTGTGTACTTACGTTTAATTGCTGTAATACCCACTTCGGGTTCTTTCTCGGCGTACTTCGCCTTAATCATTGCATCAGCTAGGACATAACACCACGTAGCAACACGCGGTTCACTCCCTTCCATGACGCCTCTACTAGTTAATCCTTGTAGTGCCATACCTGCAAACAAATCTCTTAGGTCTTCATCATCCATTAAGTTCTAGTGCCTCCCGATTGTATTTAAAGGCATAGTCATTGCGGTACTCTGAGGGCGGAGTCCACCCGTACTTGCGCCACACGGCTTGCACATCTGCACCGCTTACGTATTTAAATGATGTGTTAGATAGGCTGTTCTGATTCTGCTGTTCCATTTAATATATCCTCTAGTATTGAGATGTTTGCTTCGTTAATTACGTATGATGCGCCACCTGCTTTTCTAATATCCAATAAGGCTTTCTCCTGTAACGCTGTGGTCTTACCCTTCCCGGCCTTGCACTCTAAGCCTACGAACAGACCGTTGTAGCAAACTAAGAAGTCAGGTACACCTGACACGCCATAGCCACCAGTTACAGGCATTGCATAATACGCGCCCATAGTTATTAACAACTT